CTGTATAAATCTCCGGAGGTCACGTAGACCATCTGTTTTGTTGCCAAGTGTCTCACCTCATATACCGGAATATCTAGTATAGTGCCTGCTTGAGTTGTACCTTCTGCCACTGATACTTTCGTACCTGTCTTAGCAATAGGCTCTGCAGTTTTTGGTGATAAAATATCTTGGTGTAATATGTATACACCGGGAAGTAGTTGTTCGTTAAGAATAAAGAAATTTTCTTTTACTTCTGGAGTTAAGTCTATTTCCATTTTAGAAAGAATATCTTTAATCTCTTCTTCACTCATACCTGTCTCTTCACGTAGCAAGAATAGCGCTGCTGCATATGAAGATAATCGAGACTTACCGAATGGAAGTTTCTCTAGTATTCTTTTAAAGTTAAATGCTAAACGAAAGAATACTGTTACAGCATCTTTCTCTTCTGAGGTTTTAGCCTTACGAAGACTTGTACCTTTATCATCTAATAGACCTAGTTTATACGCATCAGTATCTTTCCAAGGTGTAGTTAATACCTTGATAAAACGGTAGGTGTAATAGAGATCTGCTACTCTTGATACTGCGGGCATTATAGGTTCCTTAATACTTTTATTATATGACTATCTAAAGGGATATCAACGTATTCATCTTCTTTTAAATAGTTTAAGTATACAAGAAAGGTTTTCAGAGCTGATAGCGATTTGTTATCTGTCTTAAAGAATACCATCTTCTTTGCATGAACTATACCGAATACATTAAATAATAATATAAGGTGGTTTAGTATCAAACGTTCCTGTAATTCTCCGTTACTATCATATCGTCTGAGAAGTCTTTTCAAATACTTAAAGCGATTCAAGTCTTCATAGAACTCTTCTACTTCTGTACATTGTTTATTGTTATAATGCTTTGAAGCGTACAACAAAAAGTTATCATTATTCAGTTCATCAAAGAGTTGCATTAAATAGCCCTACATTAAATTGTTATATAGAGCTATTTATATTGTTTATTCGATGACGTACTTTAGTACTTCAATCAGATCAGCCTTCTTTTCACGCTTATCTAATTCAATACCATGTTCACGTCCAAGAGCTTCAAGTTCATCTTTAGTCATAGATTCTAAATTGATCTCTTCTGCCGCTGGTTCTTCAATAACAGGTGCTGGTTTAGGAGCAACTGTTTTCTTTTCGAAACCATTCCACTCATTGATTTGAGCTTCTGACATCTTACGACGTTTTAGCATTTCACCATGTACTGTTACGATACCGCGAGAAGTCGCGATACCATCTTTTAACCAGCCAGCTTTTTTCATTTTCGAATATCCTTCATACGTTTAACTGGTGACTTGTCACCATCATTTTTATCACCAGGACGTTTAGCCGCTGGTTTAGTAGCATCAGCAGCTTTAGGCTTATCAGCATCAGGACGATCAACGATAGTCTTTTTATGCTTAGCAATAAAGTCACCTTGCTCTTTATCTTGTTGAGCTGCATCACCTTCTGGGTTTGCTGCTTCAGCAAGAGAATTCATTTCAGCTTCGAATGAATCTAGTTGTGACTCATCTAATGAATCAATGAATGCATCTACTTGCTCATCGTTCATTTCAGAGATTTCATCCCAATCAAAAGATTCTTTTTTAACTGATTCTTCTTTATCAACTGGTTTCTTTTTCACAACGATCTTTTCTTTTTCCTTAGGCGCTGGAGCTTCTTTCTCTTTTGGAGGAGTTGGCTCTGCATCAGGATCTTCAGATGGATCTGGTTTATCTGCTACTGCAGCGCGATCATCTTGTGATGGAGCGTTTACTGCAGCTGGATCACCTTTACCTGTTTTCTTTTCAGGTGCTTTCTTTTTAGCTTTAGGATCTTCAACATCTGTTTTATCATCGTCTGTTTCGATTTCAACAGCTTCTTTGAATTTATCCCATGGTGTTTTACGTAGAGATACTTTGCTTTTGTCTTTAGCTTTCGCTTTGTCAGCAGCAAGAGCTTTACGTACTTGATCAGGAGTAAGGCCACGTTTCTTTGCCTCATCGATCATAGCTTGCTCTTCTTCAGTAAACTCTTCTTTTTTCATAGACTTTTTAATAGCCTTACGACGTTTATGTAGATACTCATCAGATGAATCTACATCACCATCATTATCGATATCAGCATCGCCTTGACCCACTGGATCCATTCCGTCACCATCATCAAGCTTCGCATCTTTATCTTTTTTGTTTCGTTCTTGAAGCATCTTAATGTATGCTTCTGCGATTGGATTGTCCATCCTATTCTCCTTAGTAAATTGTTTTCAACTAGCAGAAGCAATTACTGCTAACATTCTTGTTACATCCAAACTTGGGCTGCGATTGCACTCCCGATAGCAACAATAGCTACCCAGAATAATTTATTTATAGTATGTACAGTGCGAGCATTATCGTCGCACATCTTTTCAATTTTATCTAGTTTCTCCGAAAACTTATTCATTCGTTCCCATGACCTATCACGATACTCGTTATAAGCATCCATCTTTTCTTCAAAGCGAGCCAGTGATACTAACACCTCACCCATCTGATCTAATTTTTCTTCAATACGATCTAGTCGTTTATTTGTCGGTGTATCAGGCATATCTAACACTTCCATCTTTTAAGAGACATGGCTTTCCGTGTAGGTCTGCCTTTGTCATCTTTCATTGGGCCTTTCATTCCGCTCATACGAGCACAGAATGATTTACGGCGTTTAGCATCTTTGCTGCCAGGTTTAACTTTACCAGTGACTGCTGTTTGCAATTTACTACCAGGATTTTTACGACGAAAGGCGTCAACACCTTTTTGTGTCAGACCAGCACCTTTTTCAGTGGCAATCTTATGACCTTTAGAATCTTCGCCACGCTCTTTAATGCTAGCTTTGCCTTCTTTTACATCTGGCTCATCGTGTGTATAACCAAGTTTCTTCATTCGTAAATGATCAGCTTCTTTTTCAGCTTTATAACCTTTACCAGTCTTAGGATCATACATCATATGAGGTTCAAATGCTTCATTCGTTTGGCCAGGAGTAGAAGCACAATAAGAAGCAGTTAGCTTATCAGTGCCAAACTCACCTGCACGTTCAGAATCACGAATCTCAGCAAACTGTTTTGCTTTCTTCTTTTCTTCTTCTTTACCAGCATTCTTAGACCATCTACCACGTGCACGGAGATACATCTTTTGTATTTCTGTCATCTTCATGATTAGCCCTTTACCTTTGCTGCAAGATCTTTATCTGCTTTACCCCATGTGCCAGAAGACTTAGTTATAAAAGAATTAACTCTTGCAAATCCCCATTGTTCTGGTGTTGTTCCTGGTCTGTGGCCGGTTTTCCATGCAGCTACACCGCGGTTATATACTTGTCTTAATACACCTAATGGCATGCCTGATTTTTCTGCTTTACCTTTAAGACCTTCAGTTGCATCTTCAGATAATGCTTCGTATTCGCTAAATGACTGCATGCCTTCTCCGTACATTTGGTGATATTTTTTTGTATGTTTAGACACTTTAGTCTTTGCTGTCGCATCTCCTGGTGCAGGCTTATACGCAGTAGGATCATCGTCATCCATCTTAGCTTGCTTTTTAAATTGAGCATCACGCTTAGTCTTAGTAGACTTAGATAATCCTTTATGATATTTTGCAGGTTGAGAACCATCACGATCTTTGATATCAGCATCTTGTGATTCTTTAGGTACACAATTAGGAACTTCTTTTCCGCCCTTCATCTTAGTACCAATCTGCTTATGAGTTTCCCAACAAGCTTCTTCAAGCTTCTCGATATCAGTTAACCATTTACGCATCTTCTTACCATCTGCCATTTCAATTAGCACATAGTTAGAACCTAGCATGGAAACTGTTCCTACTTCATCAGATTCTTTGATAGCAACTACATCGCCTTTATCAAACAACTCACCTTGAATATAAGCTTCACGCTCTTCAGATACAGTTTGTAATTGGATGTGTTGGCGATAATCATGAGATTCTTTAAGACCCATACCACTACGTAGGTCATTAAACAATTGTTTATCGTCTTTAAAATTCTTTGGTAAACCTTTTGTGAATAGGCTGAAATCGTTTGCTTGTGCAGCAGCTCTCATCTTAGAGGCAGACATTCCAGATACACCTTCTGCATCAGGATCACGTTCACCAGCAGAGATTACATTAACTCCACCTTCAAAGTTATAGAAACCATGACGGCCTTTCTTAGCATTGTATCTACCTATCAATGCTTCAAACTCATTAACACGATCTGATCCAACAACCATATTAACACGGTTATAACCTTGATCATATATCTTTACAAGAATATCAAATACATTCTTAACAGATTTATCTAATTGTACAGAACGTGCGTGACGTGGGAACATCTTACGCATGTACTTAACTTTAGTGTTATAGTCTAAAGGATTCTTTTTAGCATCTTGTGATTGGGATGCAAATACCATGTACTTAGAACCGCGTGCAACCTTAGCCACGGCATCTAGTAATTTCTCATGACCTATAGTTGGAGGATTAAATCTTCCAAAAGTAAAGGTTATTTCTTTTGTTGCTTCGGTTACATACTCACCGAATGACTTGAATTGCATTACTTATCTCCAGGTTTTTTCTTCTGGAGCTTAGCTCGATCCTTTGCACGAACAGTCTTAAGTAACTTACGTGCTAAGTTTTTAATCTGGCCCTTTTTCTTTGCAAGACGATCTTCTACACCTTTACGTGCTGCATAAGACAAATCACCTTTGTCTTTATCTCGTAGCATCTTTTTAATGAGTGTCTTACGTGCAGCTTTTTCAGCACGTTTTTGAAGCACTTCTTTTGAAGCTAGTTTACGCATAGATCTTTTACGACCCATCATAATCTTCGCTTTATTACGACGCATTGACTGTTTAAGTTTCATGCGTTGCTGTGTTGTCAACGCTTCGTTTGTTTGTTCCATGTTTCTTCCCATTAGGAGCGAGACGGTGTGTCCCAGCCTTTAATAACATCAGAGGAGAAGTTGTTATAACTGAACGTCATACGATCAACTAACTTAACTGCTCCACCTTTTAATTTATCTATAGCAACAAAACCTTCAACACCGGTAACATGGTATCCGTCTCGTTTCTTGATAAATGTATCAATATTGTTTACCTTATTAAGCTTATTTATAATAACTAATTTCGCCACTACAATAGCATTCTGTAAATCAAATATGGCTTTTAAATTAGCCTTGTTACCAGAAGAGAAAAACTTAAGTAACTCATCTCTCTTTGCATACTTACGATCTTTCGCAATTTGTGTCTTTACTTTACCCGCTTCTTTCGCAAATCTTTCTTCAATCCATTTAATGAGACCAGCTACATGCTTAGTTGTATTTGTAACCTTCTCTCCTCGTCTAACGAACGAGTTGTTATA